CAAACATCTCCTCAAGCTCCACTTGTTCTGATGCGTTGATACCAAATGCCTTGTAAAAGGACAACCTGGTTTCATCAGTGACGTGAGTTGGCGTAGCCGCGCGTCTCTCACTTGCGCAACGCGCCAAGTACCCATACTCACCGTGGTACCGGCGTGGATCCTTGACACGTACGCCATTGTTCACCCCAGCCTCGTAGAATGCTTGTAGAACAGGCACTCCCGAGTTGGACATCAGACCACAGACGCCGACTGAGTAACACCACTGGAGGTATTCCCTCTCGGTGTTGGTGTGACTACGGTCAGCGAGGTAGTCCTGCCGTACTACCTTACTTGGAGCCCGAACCATTCTCCACTCCCCTCCGATGCAAACGGGCTGGCTCTGGCAGAATTCTATCCGTTCCATTTCATCAACTGGTAATTCGACCTTCATGGTAAAACCATGCTCAAGGTAGAAACCCTTGACTTCCTGGAGAAATGCAGCGCTCTTGGAGCGTGGCATAAAAGCAACACAATCATCACCGTCGTTGATGAACGTCATTCCGTTGTTAAGCCTATTGCGTAATACAATAAGCATAGCCACGCATAACGATACATTACCCAGTGATGTGTTCATGTCGCCGGACATCCTCCCACCTTCTCTCATCCATGAAATAACACCATCAGGGCAATTGATTGTGCATGGTGACTTGATTTGCATATCAAGTAGCCACGCTAGTCTCTTGCTCCTGTAAATGGTGTTGTACAATGAATGCTCCGCCCTCAATGCTCCTGCACTAACATGTTGGTCAAACCGAGAAGCATCTAGGCCGATGGCAACACAATCTTCGTGAAACATAAAGTGTTCGCGAATAGTTGTGGCCCGCTCAGTATTATTCATACTTTTGCAAACCACCGGTGGGTGCCCCTTGGTACCCAAGCCGGCGACGACATCTAAGCTTAGATATATCTGCTTCTCAACTACCTTCAAATATTGTGCAAGGGCAATGTTGTACCGCGGGTTTCGGGGTGAGATAACACGTGGCACGGAATCGCCATTGTGCTTTTCGGGTTTTATGAACGCCTTCTTGACATAGCTGTCTTCGAGCTCCACGTCCCTTAAGAAAACGCTATAAGCAGCATCTTTGTAAAGGCGTCGCTTAGACGGGTCCTTCCACAAGAGGGGAACTTCCTCTAGTTTGGGAATGGACGGCCTGCTAACCTTACTAGCTACTTGCTTAAGAACGCCTCTCACCTCACCCCAATCCGTTGTTGCTGTAGGTGTCCCGATAAGACTATCACCTGGCCCCGGACGGCCAATTACCCGCTTCAGCACAGCCTCAGCAGCGGTGAACACGGAACGACCGTGTGTGACCACCTCACTAGTCTCCTTACCATACGCAACGCCACTGAGAGTCCGCTCTCGTGGCGGTCGCTCCCAGTTCCGATATCTTACTGTCAGACCTGCAGACGTCCCCAACTCCCCAGCCGTAGCAACTGGGTCGAACGGGGGGTGGTTTTTCTCCAGGAGTAAGATTCGGCAGCCCTATCTCCCCGTGCGGTCAAACCGCTGAGTCCCCCCCACCTCAGAGACTGACAGCACGCGAAGCGCATTGTCATCCCTGTAAACGATGGCACCAACTATCCTGGCAAACCATACCTCAGCATCCTTATTCCGCATGTCAGTGCCTCTAATCTCCCTCTCCACCCACCTAGACACACACATTAGGTCTGCCTTGGTGGAATTAGTGAGGTAGAAAGCTCTTCGACCGCGGAGGATGATATCGTAGGGCAGAGAGCTCTTGCCAGAAAGAGCAGCGGCCAGATCAACTCTGGCACAGCGTACTGCTTCGACAACTCTTCTACTCCGCACAGGTAGGCAGCAGCCATTAAGCCACGAGAACAAATCCCGCGCTTGCTGCATGTAAAGATAGCTGCTGGATCGAAACGATCCAGGAACCCTGCGAAAACCCCCAGGCATCTCAGGAACACCATCTTCCACAATGCCGCCGCTTCCACCCTTTTCACCATCACCAGCTGCCGGACGCTCAGGTGTTCCCGACTCGCCCTGATGTGCTCCTCTGAGTACATTGCTCGCAACGATGATAAAGTCAGGGCTAGGGTCTCGGTCAATAAACCGGTCGGCATCGTATCCAACACGTCCCACATCTCCGCCACCCTCCTGTTCACGACGCACGCCCTCCTGACCGATACCCTCACCGGGTCCAAAGGTAACGTCTGAAACAGATCCGTCAAATCCCCCATAGGATGGTGAAAACCTCCCCGGTTCACGTTCAAGTCTTTGACGACCTTCGTTAAAAGCTTGACTGAATTGACGAGCAAACCAATTGGGTAGCGATGACCAGAGCATGGCTGCATACGGGGTGGGTGGCTAAGCCACACCCGTCTTCTGCTTGTCGGGCAGGTTCCCTAGACGATAGTTCGTCACCCAGACTGCCTACG